CCAGCCCGTAATCAACAACTAACCAAAGGACCCCGACATGATTGGCATGACATTAAAAGTAGAAATGGCTGACGGTGAAACATTCGAAGCACCGATCACCTACGGAGTTGCGTGCAGGTGGGAAGATCACCACCCCACGCTCTCCGTGGGCCGTTTCTTAGAAGACATGAAGTTCAAGCCTCTCGCATGGTTGGCTTGGGATGCGTTACGAACCAAGAAGATTGTGGTTCCGTTGTTTAGCACTTGGGTTGAGAACGTCATGGACATCACGTTTCTCCCAAAAGCCAAACAGGGCCCGCAGGAAGAGCCACAAACCTGATCGCGCAGCTCGCTGTTCGTACAGGCATCAGTCCGTTGGATCTGATGGAAACACCAGCCCAGATCATTGACGAAATGGTCAGGTTGATTATTGAACAGAACGAGAGCAAGCGATGACAATTCAGGTGAAAGGAGTGGGCGAAACGCTGAGAGAACTTGGCAAAATCAACCCTGCTTTAAAGCGTGAATTGAACAAAGACATTCGCAATATTTTGAAACCGTTGCTGGCTGAAATTAACCAGTCGATTCCGTCGTCGCCTCCGCTGTCGGGAATGGCTCACAACGGTCGTACCGGGTGGAGTAACCGCAAGAACTCGGTCATCAAGATTGACAGCCGTAAGCCCCGCAGGAACCTCAACGAGCCCCGTATGAGTGTCCCTGTCAACATTGTTCGTATTACGACTAAGGGCGCGCCTGTGGCGATTGTAGACATGGCTGGTAGGGCTGGAGGATCGTCGTCTAAGCGTGAAACTAAATATCGGCGTCCGATGTTTGCCAGTTTGTTACCCGGTCAGCCGTCGCGTTTCATGTGGGCTAAAGCATCGGACTCGATGTCTATGATTGAACGAGAAATGGATTCCACGATCAAGGCCGTGGTTCTCAAAGCAAACCAAGAGATGGCAAGGATTCGCTAATGGCAATCAACATTCCGATTATTACCAGTCTTGAAGATACGGGCATCAAAAACGCTAAAGCCGCTTTCAACGATTTCAAAAGTGCTGTCGGTCAAGCCGAAGGTGGCATAGGCAAATTTAAGGCTGGCTCAAAAGTCGCTTTGGATGCGGTTGCCGCTAATGCTTCTACGTTTGCTGTTGCAGCTGGTGCCGCAGTCGGCAAGTTTGTCGCTGATGGAATCACAGCGTTTCAAGACATGGCGATTTCGGCTGGCAAATTTGCTGATGCGACTGGTTTGGCTGTTGAGGACGCGTCACGCTATATCGAAGCGGCTGGCGATATCGGAATTCCAATTGACGCCGTTGAGGGTGCTATTGGTCGTCTAAATAAGACAATCGGTGCCGACCCTGACAAGGTTCGCAATCTTGGCGTTGACCTTGTTTATCTGAAAGACGGTTCGTTAGACGTCAACGAAACATTCCTTAACACGATTGACCGACTGAAAAAGATTAAGGACCCAGCAGAAAAAGCAAGGGTTGCGGCTCAGCTCCTCGGTAAGGGCTGGCAGTCCATGGCCGAACTTATTGAGATGGGTGCCGACGATCTAAACGCTTCGCTGACGGCGGTTTCGGAGCAGAAGGTTATTTCTGAAGCAGAACTGCAAATGGCTCGAGAGTACCGTGCCGCTATGGACGGTCTCGGTGACTCGGTTGATGACCTGCAAATTAAGTCTGGTCAACGCTTAGTTCCTTTAGCGACTTTGTTGGCTAATGGTGCTGGCGCCGCTTTAGATTTTGACGACAAAGTTACTGAACTATTCAAAGACATTGTTGGTAACGGTACGCAGGCCGAGGAACAGTTAAGCGAGTTGGCTGGTGTTGTAGACGAAGGTCGGATCAATGCTGGAGCGTTTAAGACAGCAATCCAAAACGCCAAAACACCATTAGACAATTTGGCAACTTCTGCGAGCAACGCCACTATTGCAATCGTTAAAGCTGATACTGCTTGGAAGAATTTGACCGGAACATTGGATCGGGAAGTCGCACTTGACAACGCCAAAACTGATCTAGCCGAACTTGAAGCCGCAGCTGCTAAAGCGTTCGGCACAGGTGCACAAGCGGACATTGATGACTACGAAGCAAAACTGGCGACATACGCTGGAGTGCTCGCAGGTATCTCGGGCACTATGGACGGTATCTCGTCCAAAGAAATCTTGTTTAGGTTTAAGACTCAAGGTTCGGCAGCTGCGCTTGAATACGCAACGTATCTTGCTCGAGGTGCCGAGTACGGCGGTCTTAGCCAAGCGGACGCTTTAGGGCTTGCTGGTATTTCAGGGTTCACGTTACCTGAGTTGAACTTCCGCGCTTCAGGGGGTCCAGTAGCACCGGGTGGTTCCTACATTGTGGGTGAGCGCGGGCCTGAATTGTTCACACCGTCGTCGTCTGGGAACATCACGCCGAACCACGCAATGGGTGGCGGTGCCAACATTACGGTAAATGTGAACGGCGGAGACCCCAACAGCATTGTTAGAGCGTTGCAGCAGTATGTGCGTCAGTCAGGCCCAGTGCCCGTGAACACTAGGGCGATGTAATGCCGAAAATTAACTGGCAAATTGTTTACGACGGTGCAACCGATATCACCGACAAAGTTTTAAGCATGAACATAACGCAGGGACGAGAAAAATACCTTGACACATATAGCGGCGGTTCTTGCACTTTTACAATTAACAATTCAGCAAATTATGCCAGCACTATTACTTACGGAACAGTAATTAACGTCAGAAGTCTTTTAAACGATTCAAGTCAGTTTTTTTGTGACTTTTGGGTGCAAGAAATAACTTTTGATGATTACCCCGGTAACACTGGTTTGAACACGGCAACCATTACCGCCGTTGATTGGATTAGTCGCGCTGGTCGAATACTGGCTGACAATCTTTCGTTACCGCAACTGTCCACTGGTGACCAGTTACGACGATTTGAAATTTCAGCAGGCGGCCCGTTACCTTCCGACATGGGAGTAAATAGCGGCTTATCAGGTACTGGCAGTCTTGCGTCAGCAACTACCTACACAGGTTCAGTTAATAACTATATGAACCTTTTGGTTACAACCGAACGTGGTTATGTTGTGCTTAGAGGCTCGACGTTAACATTTGTTGAAAGACCGTATGTTTCGTCTTTGGTGCCGATTGCAACCACTTTAGGTCGGACTACTTCTGCAAGTCAGATTGCATATCAAACTTTTGAACGAATTCAAAACGGCACACAATTTATCAACACTGCGACGATTAGCCCAAATGGGCTTGCGTCGCAAACATCAGTAAATTTAGGGTCAGTAGTTGCTTACGGTTCAGCTGCTTACAGTTCGTCAACAGTGGACTACACCACTACACAAGCAGTTGGTAACGCTAATTGGATAGTCAACAATTTTAGTGACCTTACAACTTTGCGGTTTGCGTGTTCTTTAACTGATGTTGCTCAAAATGCCACTGCTTTAACAGCATGGTTGACGCAATGTTGGGGCAGTTTTAACCGCAGTATTAATTTGTCGTATCAGGTGCCTGGTGGGTCATTAACAACTATTGCCGTTGTAATGGAAGGCGCACAAATTAACGTGACGCCCGAACAAACCGAGTTTCGTATGACTTTTAGCCCGTTGCAGTATTACCAATTTTTTACACTTAACTCATCAACTTTAGGTATTTTGAACACCAGCCGACTCGGCTGGTAAAGGAGAAAACGTGCCCACACCTAACACAACTTTTGTTTCGGGAGCCGTGCTTACAGCTGCGCAACAGAACAACTTCCCGCGTGGCGTGATGGCCCTTAACAGTGCCACAGCAACAGACGCAACAATTACGGCGGAAGAAGTGCAGATCACTGGCTCGTCGTTCACTGCTGTCGCTGGTCGTAACTACAAGATCACTTACTTTGAGCCGAACCCGACTGGCGGAACTGGTTACTTTGCTTTTCGAATTAGGCAAACAAACCTTGCTGGCACAGTGCTCAACACGGCCTACCAGACAGCCGGAGCAAGCATTGAACGACAGTCGCACTTAATTTGGGTCGGGACATTTTCGGCAGGGACAGTTAATGTGGTGGCGACTGCTCAACAGACCGCTGGCACTGGTTCGCTGGTTCGTGCTTCTACAGTTGTTGCATATCTTTTAGTAGAGGACATAGGCCCAACATGATTATCTATATCGCAGGCGATACCGCCGAAGAACAAACCACAAACTGCCGATGGGCAATTAAAACATATTTGAACGAGTCCGACTGGACACAAATACCAAACAATCCGTTAACGCCCGAATACTCGGCAGAATGGGCCGTCTACCGCCAGTCATTGCGTGACTTCATGGCGACATGGACACCAAGCAACGAAGCCGACCTACCAGATCCACCGCTGCCATGAAAACTCTCGCCGTGATCGCAGCTCTCGCCGTCGTCCTCATGTTCGTCGTTACAGGATGCAACGACCGCACTCGACACACCTGCGAAACCAAACCCGAAGCGCCCAGATGTGACACCTCAATAGGAGCAACCACACCATGAGAAAACTTAGCAACTCCGAAATTAAAGCCCGACTCATCTTTGTCGTAGGCATAACTTTGTCGTTCGTTTTTGGCATCTCCATGCTAGGAATTTTGTACGGCGTGCTATTTGTCGTACAACCGTTAGAACCCTCACCCACGGATCAGGAATTTCTCAGCATCCTAAATCCAGCATTCATGGCACTTTTGGGACTTTTGGGCGGGGTCCTCGCGAGCAACGGGCTTCGAGACAAAAATGAAAAAGGTAAAGACGATGACCAGTAGACCGTACACAGGTAGCACCGACGGCAACCATCCGACACCTCGCCCCGGTACGAAACGGTTCGTGGACTTTTGCGAATATTTGTTCGGCGTCAAGAACATTGGGATCTATGCGAACCGACCAATGCGATCGGGACCGCAGCTGTCCGTCCACGCGACATGGCGAGCAACCGACCTCAAAGGCACTAAGGCTCAACGCAAAGCTTTAGTCGAATTCCTGTTTCAGCACCGCGACCTTTTAGGCATTGAAGAAATACACGCTTACGACGGCACAGGATGCCCACTACCGAACCTCACTAAGTTTGGCGCTGGGTACCGATGCGATCGTGACGCTTGGAAGGCTTGGACCCCTACACGCAACGGAGGCACACCCGGTGCCGACTGGACTCATGTAGAGATCTCGCCGCTTATGGCCGACAACCCCAAACTGGTTGAGGACGCGTTCGCCCAGATATTTGCTCAATGACTTGACATTCGGTTTGGGAGTCGGTCAAATGACTGGCAACCAAGTGCGTCCCGTGATAGCGGGACCCCGACCGCAGGAGGAAGCAATGCAACCATCCCTTTTTGACGTTCTCGCTGTTCCAGCCGAGATGCTTAAATACGAAGCCTTTAAAGAGGCAAACCCTTGGGTCATGCCGACCCTCACCAAAATGTGCTACCAGCTGATCCACCGCGGATACACGCATTACGGCATCGCAGCTCTCATTGAAGTCTTGCGCTACGAACACGCGATCACTAACGACCCCAGTAGCGAATTCAAATTCAACAACAATTACCGCGCTTTTATGGCCCGAGAGATCATGCAGAAACCAATGCTGGAAGGATTCTTCAGCACCCGCAAATCAGTTGCGGACCTATCAGAGGACTACTAAATGAACCTTAAACGATTCTTACTTTTATCAATATTCACTTATGG